GTTTCGTGACTGAGGCGGTTACCCGCCTCCTCGATAGTGTGAGACTCACGATCGAGCAGCGCAAAAATTCGCTTGTCCGACTTGAGCGATCCGAGAGCCTTGTCGAGAACAGCGGCGCGTTCGGCGATGAGTGAACGCGTCTTCGTTTCCTCACCGAACAGCGAATTCTGTGATTCATGGATCGAACCGGCACTAAGTGCTTGATCGACATAAAGTCCGGCGTGCTGCGCCGAAGTGATATTGGCTTTGGCCATTTCGGCAAGCATATCGGCATGGCGTGTGGTTTCTCCAATGCGGGCGCCGACCTGTGCGGCGTACTCCGGCTTGATGACCCCGCCGACAACCATGTCGAAGGCCGGCTTCGAGAGCTTCGCAAGGTTAGCCGCTTCGCGGACTTTCGCGTCCGACATCGGCACGGAACCGTTGACGAGGTCCGGCCGCTCGCGCATCACCTTCGCCATATCGAGCGCTTGGCCCGACGATTCCTTGATGTTCTTCAAAGCCGCGTACGCGTAGACATCGCGCGGCGACCAGCCATCGCGCTCGCGCAGCACGTAGGCGTCCATGTTGATCTTCTGACCTTCGGACGCGAGCCGCTTGGCGAGACCGAGGCGCTGATGACCGTCCGCGATGACGAGGTCGCCGTTGGCGCGCTCGAAGACGACGGCCTTGCCCGCCGCTACGTTATCCCACGACTTCACGCCTTTGAGGCGATCGGTAACGCCGTGGTTGTCGCCGCCCGACTTGAATTGGAACGTCGACGGATCGGACGTGATCTGGCGCGGATCGAGTTTGCGGAATCGGGCGGGCTTGTTGTCCGCCATGTCCTTGTTGAAGAGCTGCTGGAAGGCGTTCGAGGCGGCGTCCTTGACGCCTTGGAAGTCGATAAAACTACGATCAAACTTTCCGGCCTCGACGTTCTTCGCAAGGATGTGATTGTCTATCGGGTCATCGAACCCGATCGGCTCTTGCAGGCCGGGAATGTGCTCGGACGGCAATCGGCCACGTCTCATGGCAGCCGTGTGGCCGTATTGACGGCCGGTCAGTCGCGCTTCCTGCTCGCCGGCGAGAAGCTTATATTTCTCGATGCGCTTATCGCGACCTGAATCGCCGGGATAGAATTTCTCAAAATCCTTGGGCGAACCGCCAAGATCGAACTTTTCCCGTTCCGCAACCGAGTGCTGAACTTCGTGCAACACATGCTCCATGGCCTCATGGGCCAAATCGCCGTGAGCGTCGAACGCTCTCGGCGACAATTTGATGGTCTCGCCATCAAATGACGAGCCCTCTGCATTGGCGGGAGCGCGCCCGACTTGCAGCGACTTCAAGGTCGGCATCGCCTGATAGAGTTTCGGATGGTTGAGGACGTTAGCGAGATCCGTCGTGCCGGAACGTGGGACGGCGCTTTTGTTCAGCGTCGCGGTGTTATCCGTCAATTCAAACCGCGGTTGGTTATCTTTCGCAAAAGTGATGCCAGCGTATGGCGAGCCGCGCAGTTTCTTATTGCTCGCCCGATAAACGCCAACGCGCGAACGATCACCATTGTCCATAGCCTGCTGCGCAGCATCGAATGCTTGCGACGGGCGATCGTCGCCTGCTTTGGAAAGTGAATCGGCAGCCTTGAGCCCAAGAAACATCGCGCCGACGGGAGCGGCGGGCGCAAAAGAAGAGGCCGGGGATTTGTCATCCCCGGCCTTGCGACGGTCGTCTTTTGCCATGTGCTGTCCTGCTAAGAAATGCAGTCGTCCGGATCTTCTCGCAGTTTGCCGGACGGCTCGCTGTCAGGTGCGGGCGTGAAAGCGTTCTTGATGTCTTCGGGCGCGACCAGCGGAATGAGGTCGTCGGCCGGAATTTCGTACGGCTCTTCGATTTCTTTCGCGATCTGCGCAGCGTCTTCCACTGAAACCGGGCGTTGCGTGATGTAGCCGGGCGGATCAAGCCGAACGCGGTCGGCTCGCTTCAGCGATGTCGGCTTCTTGGTCATCGTGCGCTCCTGTCCGTTTCATTCGGACGTAGGCGCGCCATGGGCGATGTCAAGAGGATTGGTGGAAGCATTATTGGTTAGATCAATAGTGCTTCCCGTTGATTATGCCGCCTTCTTGCCCCGGCGCGCGGGCGGATCGGCCCCGGCCGACGTCGCCAGCCGGTCGGCGAACTGCAACAGCACGCCAAAGGCTTCGTCGGTTGACTTCTTGGCCGCCGCTTTCGGCTTCTTGGCGGGCTTGTCCTTGTCTTTGTCAGGATTGCCGGCGGCCGACCCGGCCGCGCGCGCCTCCGCTTCGGCGCCGGCACGAATGACCGGATCCGCTTCGGGCCGCACCTGATGGTAGGCCTGTTGCGAATTGTCCGCCTCGGGATCGTTAATGCCGTGATTGGTGAAGTAATCCTCACCCTGCGGCACGTCGGAGATCGAACCGTAGATCGTATCGCCGCCGAGCACCGGCTCATATCCGATGATCTCGCGAGCTTCGTTGCGCGAGATCTCATGCGCGGCAAAGAGCTTCGTCGACTTCTCGATCGCCTGCTTCTCAAGAACCGGGTTCGACAGCACGTCGTGGACGATCTCGACTTCGACGCCGAGGCGCTCCGTGAAGATCTGAGCAAGGCCCGAGTAAATCACTTCGAAGCACGGCAGAGCCGCGAGATTGTAGAAGAAATTCCACGCCGTCTCGTAGTTGTTGTTGGTCTGCGCCGTGGTGCGGAAGAGCGTGATCGGCACGTTGTAGCGCGACACGATCGCGTCTTCGACGATCTCGATCAGTTTCGCGAAGTCCATGTCCTTCATGGTTTGCGACAGCGCCTGGAAGTCCATCTCGCCACCGGACGTCACGAGGAGCCCGCCGGCGTTCTCCGATCCTTGCGCCTGCCGCTTGAAGTCTGCGCGGACCGATTCCTTCTGATCGTCGGTGAGCGATTCCTTGAACGCGAGCACGCCCGATAGGCGCGCACCGTTCTTCAGAAGTCCGGCATTGTGCATAATGCCCTCGAGCCTGAGCTCGACGTCGTACTTGATCGCGTTGAGGCGCGGCAAACCGATGCCACGGAAATCGCCGTCCATATCGTAGATCGGCACGATTTCGGCGAGACCGAGCTGATCGAACCAGCGGAAGTCGCGCGGATTGGAGCGATCGCGCGTGAAATTCTGCGTCTGAGTCCCTTCCGCGTACATGAAATCACGCGGCCACATGTCGACGTCCTGAAACATCGACACGAATTGGCTTTTGGCGATATCGATCGCGATCGGCATCGCGCCACGCAACGCAGCGTTGCCGTAGACCACCGGATATGACGTGCCGCTGACCAGATACTGGACGGCCATTTCCTTGATGAAGCGCTGCCGCGTGCGGTTGAAGCCGGGACGCTTCAGAAATGCGTGAATGACTTGACCTGCCGGCGTATCATCGCCGACTTCGCCGTTGATCCTGATCGCCGGCTTCAGTCGCGCGACCTCGTCAGCGATGAGGTCGACGACCTTGGCAAACGACGACGAATTCAGATAGAGCCGCCAGGCTTCGGTCGGCGTAATCGTGCGGCCGGACATCAGCGCGGAAAACAATGCTGACGTTCCGGCGGCATTCGTCGGCGGGGTCACCGCGGTTTTTGTCTCGCGGCGAAACCAGTTCTTGAACCAAGAGGCCATTTCCGTTCACCTTCAAGCCGCGGGATCGAGACCGACCGAGAACGTCCCGTCGCCGGTGCCGTCCGGATCAACCGACACGAACTGATACAGCCAGACGCCCGATATCTGGACGGGCACCTCGAGGAGATAGCGGCCGACTGCGCTGCGCGTCAGCTCGCTGTCGGTGCCGTACACGTAGGCGACTTCGGCACCGGTCGGGTCGATCAGCCGGATCGTCAAAGCCGACGGGTCGACGAGCGGCGCCTTGGTCAGGGCCTGATCGTGCACGCCGACCTTGATCAGCGCGTGCGTGCCGAACGGCACGAGAGCAATGGTCATCAGGCCGCCTCTTTGATGCACGCCGCAAAGCCGACGCGCGACG